CCACCTTCCATTCGATCTATTGCAACAAAACCTTCTGGGTTGGTTACTCTAAATCCGGATTTAGTTTTTACAAAGGTGCCGATTTTCGACAACCTGTTTAGTTTATTTATAATAATTAATTTACTATCTATGACAAAATTCTGTAAAATGAATATATTTTCTAAATTTTTTAGGTTCTTTTTAGAAAAAAACGATAATAATTCATCACGTTTATCTATTTGAACCTGTTTACCTTTCGGTGTACTTCTTTTGTCGATTTCTTTTGCATATCTATCGGTTACAAATCGTATTAAACCTTGTGCGTGTTTCTTAGTATTTTGGACCCTTTGTCCTTTTCTAACCATTGTATTATTATATATGTTAATTACTAGGTTTAATTCTTTGTTTGATTCTATTTCCTTTAATGTGGTACTTGCAATCTTTTGGAATATTTTACCAGCATTTGATAAATTGCTAGATAATTGTAAACTATCATCTTTGGTTAATGTTGCGGTACCAGATAAATCTTTCATTGTTGCATCTTGCATCCATACATTTTTAGATGGTTTTATTTTTGATACTATATCCTTACCAAATTCAGCTTTCATAGTTTCAAAGGTCGAACCTCTATATGTTGTATGCCATACAATTCCTACCTTTGCTGCTTTTATTTCCTTTGCTAATTTCGTATCTGCAGGTATAGCATAAACAATAGTATTAGGGTGGAAAGTAATATGTTTAATTCCATTTATATTCTCCGATTTCAAATCACTTTGGTCAAACATAAAATCGCCTTGAATAACATCTTTAATGCCTAATCCTTTCAGATTATCAAAGGCTAATTTTAGCTTCTTATTTAAATCTCCAGAGGTATCAGCATCAATGTCTGCATGATTTTTGTATACCTTTGGATTTTTTGCGAAAATGCCTTTCTTCGCTACAAAGAATTGACCATCAGTTGGGTCCTCTCCAGCAAATAAGGCGGGTGCACCGTCCCATTTAACCGTAACGTCCATTGGTGCTTTTGCGTTACCGTTCAACATATCCCTCAATGACCTAAGCGCTAGGATAGCTTGGCGTGCACCCTTGACTCCTCCGTCAAGGATTAAATCTTCAATGTGAGTCATATGTGTATTCTTTGACTCAGCAAGATAGTTTTTTAATGATTTCATGATTGTAACTTCTTAAATTCAGGTGTAGGTACAGCATTAAAATTAGGAGCAGACCTAAAGTCTCCTTTATATCTTAATGTAATATCTGCAATTGCTACTTTACCAACCAATAATTGTAGTTTAAGATTTGCTGCAGTTGCTCCTGGGTCGAATGCTTGTTTTGCACCTGGTGTTAATATTATTTTTGGCTTTCCTTGTTTAAACAAATCATTAAGTTTTGTTGTTGAGGTTTCAATATCCTTATATTCGCCTTTTTCTACAACAACACCTTTTGATGGACCATAATCACCGATACCAGTAACAAGTGCAAAGTCAAAATTTACCTTTTTTAATTCTATAAGGTCGGATTTAAATATTAATTGAACTAATTGGTTTGCAATCATATCACTATTTTTTGATATAGTGTCAGCCATTACCTTAAATAAAGTTCTTTTGCCTTTTAATACCCTATTAATAATATCATTTGGAATTCTTTGGATATATTGTTTCCAATTTTTATTTGTTGGTTTATCCTTTTTTAAATCTGCCATTAGGTCAGGTGATAATACCTTTAGCCTTGCAGCAACTTTAATTACATGTACATAAAAATTACCGGCATCTTGTTCAATTTGATTTCTTAATTTATCAAATTTTTTATCAGAAAGTAAACCAGTAAATGCTTTATTAATTAATGTTGGGTCAGCTTCATTGATTCTTTTCTTTTTCTTTAAAGATATACCAACAAAGTTTTTACCTTTTTTGATAATAAAATCAGAAGAGTTAAAGTCCTTCATTCCATATTTTGTCATTTGGAATTGTTTTACATCATTATCCCACGCCTGACCTGTTAAATAAACTTTATCAGCACCACCATATCCGGCATCTATAATTGAATTTGCGGCCGATACGGCTTGACATAAATTTGAATAATTACCAACAAGAGCATCGACTTGTCCTTGTTTATAACCTTTAATTCCACCCAATCCAAGTTTTACTTTATCAACAAGTGCATCCATTTCATCTGAATTAGTTATTTTTTGTTTTGAGGACATTAAACAAAGTGCGGCTGTCATTAATTCATGTGGGTCATCTCCTAATGAACCACGGCCACCCTCTGGTCTACAATTAACATAAACATATTTTTCCATATCCTTATGTTTAAATGCAAAGTCCTTTTCTTTTCTGGAACCTGGAACATTATCCATCATTAAGGTTAAGTCTTCGGTTTCAGAAATAATAACACGAGCTAAATTTGCATATTTATCTCGTTCCTTGTCTGGCATTGCGGCACTAATACCTAGCTTTTTGCCACTAAATTTGCCTTTTCTTTTGTCGATTTCTAGTTTGGCGTTAATACCACCAATTTGATTATCAATATCTTCTAATATAGCCAATACAAATGGATTATCATTTCCATTATATTTCAGCGTGTTTATATCCTCAATAAGATTAGGATAAAAACTTCTAAAATTTTTCATATTCTACTCCTGTTAAAGTTAATTGATAGTATTATAACACTATTTATAACAAAAGTAAAGTGAAGAGATTTAAGCGTCAAAGAACTCGTTGGGTCTTATATTTCCTTTATTATCAAATCGAATGATTTTATTGGTGTGTAATTTATCTACAGTTCGCGATGCTCCTTCGCGAATACCTTGTTGAAAGGCCTGCCAAGAAGCACCTGCTAAACAGACTGCAAATATAATGAATTCAATCACAATTCAACTCTTGTCAAATTGGTATCGTATCCTTTCTTTTTCATTCCAACCTGGAATAAAACTGCTTCTTGTATTTTTGCGAATGTATATTCAATAACCTTAATATTTTTATCTGTAAAGGTTACCTTAAATGCTGGTATTTTTTCCTTTTCCATTATGCCTCCAATAACTCTAAAAAGTCATCGAACATACCTGGATTATCGCCACAAACTCTTACAATATTTCTTTTAATTGTTGATACATCATCTTCGTATCCAGCTTGTCTGCGGTCTTCGATTCTTTGTTTTACAACATCAAAATCAAATTTAAATGGGTCATTATATATTTTAGGTTGCCATTTGATATGTTGTAAGGTATCAACTCCAATACCTTTATATTTTGTTCTACATTTTGTTTTTTTCACGATTCTAAAATCAGCCATATTATACTCCAATTAATTAATAAAATATTGAGGGGCATTTTCATTCCCCTCTCGGATGTTCGGACATCAACCCCATACGCTTTCAGTTCCGACCGCTGGTGTCGCATTAATATTAAAAAACAATCTCTCTTGCGATTTCAGATTCAACAGGTGCGTTGACCTCGAACCATTCAATCATACCTTTATGGTCCACGATGTCACCATCTTCCATAAGATATTCCTGGTAATAATCCTTACGCTTGGAGTCTGTAGACATATCGCCAGTCCAAGTTTCGGTTCTCTCAAGGATTTCTTTTTTCATCCAACCGTCCTCACGGTTATCAGTAACCTTCATAAAATTGATAGAACCATCTTCGTTAAGAAGATTAAATTCAGTAACTGATTCCCAGTCCTCTGCGACCTTCTCAGAACGGTCCATGACTTTAAAGTCAATAACATATTCCTCACAGCCACCATTGGACTCTTCGAAGGTTGTACAAATAAAAGGCCTTACCCTAGCAACAATGGTTGCAACCTCATTCTCATTAAGGTCACCACAGTTAGGTAAAACGAATGTATTCCCACCCTTGAACTTCATATATGGGTCAAGCCTATCGCCGTAGTTTTCCATATACTGGGTTTTTATAACTAAATTTTTCATATTTTACTCCTTATCAATTAAATATGGTACTATTATACACCATCTAGGAGCAAATGTAAACACGCTAGTTAAAAAAAAGTATATAAATTTTATATATATTTTGTGGGGATATAAAAAGGGGACTTTGAAAGCCCCCCATGAATTGTCATAATTAAAAGGTTATTATACTTCTTTTGCAATAAAAGTGTATACACCGTAAGCAAGGGCTACCCAAGCTACTAAGTCAACAAGTCCACCTAGTAATAGGTAAGATAATGATAGGCCGACAATAAGTCCACCGTCCCATGAAGTTCTTTCACTCCATCGGTCCATTAACCATGCTTTTGCTGTATTTAACATATTCATATAGTTCTCCTTTATATTTTAAAATTGGCAAATGTATCTTCCGAATCTCTATCGCCAAATTTATTTATTGGTTTATCAGGAATTGGGTCTGACATAATATCTGCCTGAGCCGATTCCTCTACATCATATAGTTTCATGCGGGAACGGTCCACACCAACCACAAATCTTTTGTATTTGGTAGGATCGTTATAACGATTTTTCAATTGTTTTACCAACAGTTGGCCTAATTCCTCTAGTTCCTCTGTTGAAATAAGAGCGAACATTAAGTCTGCCGTTGCTGGTAAACCAAATGATTCAGATGTATCCTCTAGTCCGACATCGGTATTTGAATACCCAGACCTTGTAGTCTGTGTTGCCGATACTATTGGAACATTGAATTCCACAGCCAAGCCACGCAGTTCCTCTGCTATAGCTTTTATGTATGAATAACTATTTATACTACCACCAAGCCCACGCATGCGGCTAGAGGCACAAATATTTAAATAGTCAATATATATCATATCTGGCTGAAAATTCTTTTTCATTTTAAGTTCATTTAATAATGCTCTAAAATGACCAGTGTGCGCAGCTCCTGTTGGATATTCCTTAATAATAAGTTTACCAATAGAGGCTTGTGCAATTTTTTGTATTTTGGAATCAAAGGCATTTTTACCAATCCTTTGTAATTGTTCAATAGGTAAATCCATTAGGTTGGCATCGATACGCTCTGCGATTCTCTCTTCTGCCATTTCCATTGTAATATATAAAACATTTTTACCTTGCTGTAGGACTGATGCGGCGCAATGACACATGAATAAAGATTTACCAACACCAGTCCCTGCAAGAGCAATATTTAATGTTTTATTTGGTAATCCACCCTTTGTAATTTTATTGAAATAATCTAGGTCAAAAGCAATACGTGATTCTTTTTTGTTATAAAAATCGAACCTTTCTTCTGAATCATCAATATAATCATGACCTATTTGTTGGTCAAATGAAACACCGAGAGCCTCTGATAGTATTTCTGGTATGGAACCTTCAGTTCTATCCTTGTCTTTACCATCGATAATGGTAATGGAATCCATTATTGCATTATGGACTGCTCTATCGCGACACCACTTTTCAGATTCTCTGATTAAATATTCTGTATCAACATCTGATTTGTTAGCGATTTCATTGATAAGTGTTGCTGAGTTATTTAATACATCGTCTGGTGCATTAATTTTTCTTAACTCTAATTGTAATACCTTTGCTGTAGGTAATTTATTATGCTGATTTACAAACTTGGTAATGAGGTCGAATACAACCTTATGTGTACCTTCGAAATAATCCTTTCTTAGATATGGTACAACTCTTCTGCAATATTCCTCATTATTCAGTAGGTGATTCAGTATGTGTGTCTGTAGATGATTCTCCAATTCCTATCCTTGCTAATTTGTTTTCTTCGCCCCATTCTAAACTATCTGTAATAATATGTTGTAATACTGCACCCAGGTAGTTTTTAAATTCCTCTGACTCATTTAATTTATCAAAGTCATGGTCACCTGGGTCTTGTATATTAAAAGTAAATCCTAGTGTTGCCATATCAAGTTCGGGCGACTCCTTAATTGATACAGTTCCATAAACAACTATTACCTCTTTATAAGTTCCGGTTTTTAATAAAACACCATGGAACTCTGAGTTTGGATTTTCTACAATAGAATAATCCTTGTTAGTTATATTATACACTATTCTACTCCTCTTGTAAAGTGCTTTCCAAATCTATTTCAAGCATTGGTTTGTGACCAATTGAATAGTATGATTTTACAAACTCTTTGAAGTCTGTAGTTTCAAAAATAGGAGTCCAGAAAGCTTCTGTTACAGTATCTTTTTCTCTGACCTTAGGGTCAATTATTTCTCCAGTGTCCTTGTTCACTGCAGCATACCAGCCCATTGATGGTTTTACTACATAACCACCAGCCATAGCTACTTCTAATAGTCCAGAGTATTCAGCAATACCACCTTCCCATGTTACAGAAATAGGTACCTTAGATTTTTCTTTTACAAACCTTGATTTTTCTACATTGATTACAAAGTCATAACCTGTGACATTGGTGCCTTTTTTGACTTGTCTCCTACCAATAATCCAAATGTTATCAGCAGAGTAATAAATGCCTGTTCCACCTGAAACAATAGCTTTTGGAAATAATCCAATCTCTTGATAGGTATGATTGACAGCAAGTAAAGGGATATTCTTCATAGTAAGATAAGGAGTGACCATTCTGAATAATCCCTTTAATGCTTTAGCTCTTGACATATCTGCAACTGATTTTTCATTCAGTGCATCTTCTAGTTCTTTTTTCGATGCAAGGTTACCAATGGAATCAATTACCACTACGACCTTATCATCTCTCTCTAAATTTTCCAATTGACCAACCAAATCAAATTTTAATTGTTCAACATCAACAATAGGAGTATGTAATACTCTTGATGTATCAATACCAAATGATTCGAAATAAGATTGAGGTGAACCAAACTCTGAATCATAAAATAATAATACTGCGTCTTCATGTTCTTTTAAATAAGCACCAGCCATTAATAAGGCAAACGATGTTTTGAAATGTTTACTTGGTCCAGCCAATACTGTAAGACCAGATGATAATCCACCATCAATATCACCAGATAAAGCGACATTAATCATAGGTACATCAGTTGTTACCACATCTTTTTGTGTAAAAAATTCTGATTTATCTAATTGCGATGTAAATTTGATTTTACTGTTTTTCTTCAGTTTGTCCATTACTGACATATTATCTCCTCCTTCTAGGATTATTCATTGATTGTTCTTGCATTCTTAACTTTCTAGTTCTAGCCATGGCTTCGGCCTTTTTTCTTTTTCTTTTGGCAGTAGGTTTCTCATAAAATTCCCTTTTACGGACCTCTTGCACAATACCTGCTTTATCACAGGCCTTACGAAACTTTCTTAGTCCAATATCAAACGGCATTGGTTTTGGTGGGTTTCTATCCTTCGGATGTCTATTCCGTGGTTTTAAATCGATACTTGGCATTATATTTCTCCTTCAATTACTCTTTTTCTCAAATCACTAGTAGAGAATCTGTGTTCTCTTTTATTAAAATAGAATTCAATGCCTCTTTTTTGGCATATATCCTTACCAGTGAAATCAATATCTCTATACTCTTGTCCCATAATTTTTACATCAATATCATACATTGATAAAATATCTCTTAGTTCATCTTCTGTATTATATACTAATATTTCGTCCACATATCTGATTGC